CAAAATTATTATTGTTTAAAGCGACATTAGAAGTTCCAAGTAAGCTTTCGTGTTTCATCAACCCAAGTAACTCTTCCCATCCTAAACCAAACTTTTCTGAGGCTTCTGTTATTTCTGCTGAAGTAATATTACTATTTGGTGCATTAGCATTTATATAGTTGTCAATATCTTGTTCTGACCCTAGTTTACCTATATCGTTAATTGCATTTTGTACCGATTGAGCCTGTGCAGGGTCAGTAGCATAAGTTGACATATCGTAATTAATACCAGAAGGAGAAGTTATTATCTTATCGCTACCAACAGCTGTTTCAACTGGTGTAAACTCTCCTGTAGTTTTATTAAATATCCCTCCTGATTGGTCTCCTGTAGCTTTAATAAATTGGAAATCATCTTCTGCTCCTTCTGGTTTCTTATAAATATCGTCAACACCTGTAATTGGATTAGGTACTCTTAAAATATCTTCCTCGGTAAGACCTGCTAGTTGGCTTGGTTGTAATTTAGTAAAGCCTTTCAGAGCCATTTCTTTGTCAAATTCAGCTACTTGTTGTGTTCTACTGAACTCTCCTGCGATTCTTAAAGCTTCTTCTGGTGTCTTAGCATTTTGTATAGCTCTTAGAGTTTGGGCATCTGCTCCTGCCTTACTAGCTTGAACACTAAAATCAAAGATAGCTTTGTCATCTGCCTCTTGTTGTTCTATTTCTTTATTTTCTGCATCAAGCTCTTTCTTTTTAGCTTCAGCTCTTGCTTTTTGTTCTAGTGTATATTCAGGACTATTAATAATTAAATCAAGATTTTTCTCTAACGCTTCTTGTTTGGCTCTAATTGGGTCATACTTAGCTGCTAAGGCTTTATCAATCTTTGTTTGAGCAGAAGCAACATCACCTCTAGCAGCATCTAGTTGAGCTGATAAAATATTAGCTTGAATAGAGTTTTTTCTAAGCTCAGCCATTGTTAATGGGGCTAATCCACCTGCGGTGATTCCTCTGCCTGTAGCCTCTAATTGTTTTACGTCAGATATGTTCTTCCTGTCAGCCGATAATGCTTTGATTTGGTCGCTTAAAGACTTCTCAGTAGCCTGAAGACCCTCTAAACCAGCTTCTTCTTCTAAGGCAGTTTCGTCTGCACTTTCATCAGTTAAACTAAGGTTTATATCTCTTAGCCTTTTATTCATGTCTGATTCCTCTGTTTCCGTTTCTGTTAATTTCGGTTCTTCTGGGTCTGGTGGTGGTAAAGGTGGTGCAACTTCAGCAGGTTCGTTAAAATTAACATCCTCAACAGTTGCTATGCTTTCTGCGGTTATAGTATTAGTTGGTGCGTGTTCTACGCCTTGAGCATCAGTAACAACATTTGTTTCTTCGTCTAAGCTTGAACCGTCATTGAAATTTTTAATTGCCATATTATATAATTTAATTTATGAAGCTATAATTCCTTTCGCCTCTAAAGCATCTATAATTTCTCCTATTATCGTTCTAGCTGGGGCATCTACTCCTGAAGCTCCGCCACCAGTAGGGTCTGCTATTGCTGATTGTTGTATTGTGGGGGTTACACCATGTAAGGCTACTTTCTGGTCAGCGGCTGTTCCTATCTGTGTTCCATTGTTTCTTCCTAGTAGAATATTTTTACCATCAAATATCTGAATACTTTTTTGGAATGTATATCTGTCAGTTGCTATAAGCTCTGCTAATTCTTCTCTTATAAGTTGTCTAATTTGTTCTTTATCCATATTTATAAGTTATCGTCTATTTCTTCGTACTCAGTTTCAATACCAGTGATAATAGCACCTTCCTTACTTGTTGCCCTAAGCTGGATTTCTCTAAACTCTGGCAAGGTTTCGCCTGTGCTTTCGATATTAATAGCACTATGAAAAATTGAATTAGTAGTACTTTCTGTAAATATCTCTATCCAGGTATCACCATTTAAGTTTTCGTTAAGCTTATATTCTAAAACAATCTCATCATTTGAATCTAACGCTTCTGTCGAAACACCAACTCTTATAAGTTTATGGTTTTTAGTACCTTCTCCTATAACTAAAGTTTCAATTTCTGCATCTGCATAAGTTGGGTTAGTTTTACCTACTGTTCTTGTAACTGTTCCTGTTGGGTCGTGGGCTATCCACCAGTTATTGCCATCGTTAAATATTCCTCTAATATCTGTAACAGCATCATCACTCATAAAAAGGTTAAGTTTTCCGTTACTATTTACTTCCCATATACCATATCTAGTATTATCATCTCTAGTTGCACCAGCAGGGAAGTATAGTTTATTTTCAAGAACTTGGCTTGTTTTATTATCGTCATCAAGTCCTGCGATTGTGTCTGAAATTATTTCATCTACTATTACACCAAATTGTCCGCTAACTTGTTTAATAATCAACTTATACTTATTAGATGACTTGCTGAACATAACAACGGTTAGTTTATTATTCAAATTAGCTAAGTACATTATCTCTCCACTCCCCATATCAATCTTGTCGCTTATAGTAGTCAAAGAACTATCTCTGTCCCATAGGTAAACGATTGACTTCTTATCTTTGGCTTCGTTAGTTGTTGTCGCTATTGCAAGGTAGTTGCCATAAGAACAAGCCGCTACAATATAAGCTTCCTCTGGTAGCTCTAAAACCTCACGAGTCCAATCTGTATCATTTATTTTATGTACCTTGTTATCAGTAAATAAGTAAGCTATATCATCGTTAGGATGGTGTACTGGTTGGACTACTGTTGTAAAAGCAATACTGCCATCACTAAAAATATTACCAGTAACATCTTCTTCAAAAGCAGTTCCACCATCAGCATCAAATCTCTTTAATTTATCTGTTCCACCAAACATATACACATATCCCTTATAGTAGAAAAAAACATCTTCATTCCTTACGCCTGCAGAACTTGTGTCGTTAGTTATATCAGTATCCCAAACAGTACCGTTCCAATGGTAAACAGCACATTTTTGACCACCAGCATCTGCAAAGCCTAATAATGGGTTGGTAATACCACCTAATGTCACAGGGCTAGAAAGAAACTTAGCTATCTTATGGTCAACGTTTGTTGTCTTGTCTTCTAAGGCAAGTGTAGGTTCAATCTTATGAGGGTAAGTAAAGACATCAAAGTTTTTAGCTATGGCGAATCTTCTGTAGTCCTTAGACCTCTTATCTAGTGATACACCTCCGTTAAACTGATTGATTGTAAGTTTTTTTGTTGCCATATTAATCTGTTATTAAAGTACCGACATCTGCGATAGCTCTAACACCAATGTCATAGTAAAGTCTAAAATTTCTTACATAAGCTGTGTCTGTTGAAACACCAATGGTATTGTACCAAAGCTCAACTGAATCTCCTCCTCCAAATATTAAATCTTCAGTATCTGTTTGGTAACTTGTATTAGTTGTTGACACATTTGTGCCATAGGCAACACCATTTCTATAAACTCTATACGAAGAAGGATTAGCTCCAACATCTTTGTAGTCAAAGACTACTCTATACTCGCCATCTGCAAACACTTCAAACTCTTTAACCTTTGTCCAAGAAGCATCATCTGTCTTACTTCTTTCAGTATCAGCACTATCTCTTAATGTATCTGAAGCTATAATACCTATTAGAGTTCCATCAACATAAGCCTTATTAGCTACATGCTGGTCTGCTGTAGGGGTTGGAGCTGTTGTTGATGCAAAAACTACGTCAGCCATAGTTGAGAATCCATTAAATACTGTTGTTCCTGTGTTCCAAATATGATTACCAGTCCAAGTATAAGCGGCTGTTTCATCTACTGCGGTTGATTGCCATGTAGGTTTAGCTCCTGCACCATTTGATGTAAGAACTTGGTCTGTAGTACCGAGGCTAACAACGCCATCCATTGCACTCGTTCCGTTACCTAAAAGGACTGTATAAGCTGTTAATGTACTAGAACCTGTACCGCCATAAGCTATAGGGATAACATCAGCAGCCCATGCTCCAGTTCCGATAGTTCCTACTGTTGCAAGGCTTCCTGCTGTAGTCAGTCCACTTAAAGTAGTGATTAAAGGTAGGGTAGTAGTTGATATTTCCATCTTACCAGCGTTAATAGCTGCTAAGTTAGCATTGTAAACAGTTGGAAAGTCTTTCATCTTATCAGAGCTACTAATATCCGTTAAGGTAGTACCAAGTAGTTCGCCTCCAAATAACTTAACTATAGGGAATAAAGGCATGTAGTTCCAAAAAGCATAAGCTCCTAGTGTCATTACTAGAATTGAAACCGTTAAAGATATTGCTATTGTTTTTTTCATATTAATTCTTACTTTCTAATGTTAAATCATTATTATTTTTATCTTCCTTAGTTATATGTCTTCCTGGTGCTGCCCATTTACTATTACCCTCACTCCAAGTCTGTGGGTCGCTTTCTTCCCAAGTTAAAGTAGCATCTTTATCTGCAAGACTTAGAGTAACATTGTTTTTACTTTCTTCTGTTATATCAACTCCCATATTTATCTCCAACCTTTCCCACCTCTAATGGGTGCAGTTGTTATTACTGATTTGTTATCTTTTTCTCTTAGTGCATAATGTTTCTTAAGTTCTTTTATTCCTTCGTCAAATCTCTTTTCATATAATCCGACTCTATCTTTCTTGTAGGTCATACAATAAGGAATTGCTATTCCGTAAGCTACTAGATAATGCCAAGGGGAAGCAAAGCCAGGCACAGTTGTATCCGCCACTGTAGTAGCAACGACTGTAAACAAACTAGCCGTTCTTTTGAAACGGACTTTTAAACCAGCGGATAAAGTTACATCTGTCGCTGTTGGAGCTGGATATAAAGTAATAGTATTCCCTATCTTATCATAATGGGTAGGTAATCCAGTATCCTCAAAGTATTCCTCTATCGCTATGTTTTTAAAATGTTTTGGGTCAATAGGTTTTAATACTGATAATCGACCATTAACATCTTTAATTGAGACTTGCTCTAAGTCTAATAATTTATCATTAAAAGAATAAGGAGCTTGAGCCTCTGTTAAATTAATAGTACCGATAGGAGTATCGGTATAGTTTGTGTCATCAAATTGCCAATCGCCATCTGAATTGATTAGCTTTCCGACTATTAATTCTAATGTTTGATTTGCCCTAGATGTTTTTTGAACACGAGGGTAAGAAGTGTCGTCTGTATCGCATAGTCTATCTGCCTCTTGGCAAATACCTTGCTTGTTAGTAGCATCGTAAAATTGCATAAATATAAAGTTAGTTTCTTATCCTTGCACCCCTTTTAGTGAGGTGCAAGAGAAAATACTACCCGTTAGTAATTATGTCGAATAACAATCCTTTTGTGTTTGTCCAAGCTTTGAACTCCCAATCCATTCGAGTGTTAACACCGATAGCGGATAAAGCTCCGTCAGCGGTTGAAGGTTCTTCAACATAGTGAACATCACCATGTGTAGCTTTAAGAATACCTAAATGGAATAATTTTCTAACACCACCGAAGACGTGGTTTGAACTGTGTAGGTTAGATTTATAGTGGTAAACACCTCTATAATAGAAACCTGCATCAAGACCATTCTTTAAAGCGTAGTCAGCGGTATTAAAACCATTAGCAGCAGCGAAATTCTCTAATACTTCAAACTGCATTGCAGTCCAAATAATAAACATTCCGTTTCTACCTGCTAATTTATCGCCATTTGCTTCAGTAATCTTTGTCTTCATTCTACCAATAATGTCGAAGATATTATTAATATCTACGTCAATCGCTACTGTAGTTGCTGTGCCGTCATCTAAAGTGCCAGCATCGAAGTTGGTCCACATAGCGTGATTGGCAAGCATGTCTGTTTCGTATTTTTCACTAATAAGAGTTCCTTGCAAATCAGCCAAGTCCATTGCCTTTAGAAAAGTAAGCTGAGCCAAATCAGCTCTGTCAATCGGAATTGGCAGAATATAAGATTGGTCAATAGATACATATTCATTTGTAATGGTCATTGTTTGATAAGTGTAAGGTGTTCCTCTAGTGTGAGACTGCATAGAAGGGACTGAAGACATATAAGGGTTCATAAGAACTTTAGTATCCGTATATTCAACATTGCAAACTTCTTTCCAGTTAGTGTTGTAACCTAATCTATCTTGAAGTTTAGTTTTCCATTCTGCGGGAAACACGTCATCTGCCCAACCTGAGTCTGTATATGTGTGTTCAAAAGTTATATTTTTGTTTTTTTATTAGTCTATACCGTCTAAGGAATAGGTTAATAATTGCTTAATTAATTAACCCAGACGGTTTTAGTTTATTTGGCAAAAGGGTCTCCACCTCTTTCTTTGGCAATTCTAGCGTTTACATACTCACGTTGTAATTTTGGATTATCTTTTGGAGGCATTTCGCCTTTACTAAGCCAATAATCAACAGAGTCTTTACCAACGCCACCTTTAGCTCCTCTTGAGCCATTGGGTGTAGCCGCCTTTGATGCCTTATCGTCTTTAAAATCTTTAAGTTCTGCTAAGAGATATTTATTCTCTACTGCATCCTCTAAGGATTTTCCAGTATCTTCCATAAATTCAAAGACCTTTGCCTGTTCGTCAGCTCCTTTAATTCCATTAGCAATTAAAAAAGTTTTCTGTACTAAACCTAACTCGTCTGGTTCAGGCTTGTTTTTTGCTTCAGGTTTCTCCTGTTTAACTTCCTTCTTCACCCATTTTCCATCCTTCTTTTCAAAACCTTCAGCCTTTTTAGCTCGTGAATAAAGTTGCCTATTAGTTTCATTCAGAGCAATAGCTTCTTTAGTTAACTGTTCTTTTACTTCAGAAGCGTTTTCATCGTTTAAAGAGTCAATGACCTCAGTAATTTTTGACATATTTTTAAGCGGTATGTTCCGCAAGTTATTTCTAGGTTAAGAGCCTAGTCTCTAATTTATTTAATCTACTACGGTTTCTTCTACTAGAATAATACAGTCAACTGTTCCACCATCAGCATAAGCATCATCAGTTCGTCTAAATGTAATTCTAGCTTCATTTTGCCCTTCAATAGTGTCATCTGAACCAGTTGCTTCTAATAATCTAATTTCACAACCATTTCCAGCTACTAATTCAGTAGAAGAAGCTGATGTTGGTGAGTTATTTCTGAATGTGATTGTCTTTTCCATGCCGTCATACTTCAAACATCTGAACAATGTTGATGTAGCCGCAAAAGTCAAGTCAAGGGATGCTGCTGATAAGGTTGCACTCCCAACTGTGTCAACTGCCGCACTATTTACATGGATATAGGAATTATTACATATTTCCGTTGCTGTGATTGTTCTAGCAAGTTTCAAAGTAGAACTAGCATTTAATGAACTTCCACCAGTAATAAAGCCATCTACAAAAGTTTGCTGGTAAGTGTGGGTTGAGCCCGAAGCCCCGAAATTAAGATCTTCTGGTATATTCTGCGTTGCTTCATTGTTAATGTAATCACCGTTAAAGGTGATGTTGCCTTCAGCAACTAAGCCTGGAGCTTCAACTGAATTGCTTGTGTAAGCATTTATAAATCCAGCAATTCCTAATACAGCTACTAATGAGATTACTACGTAGAATACCCCATTATTTTTTTTTCTTTTTTTCATCTTTTTTTTCTTTAGATTTTTTCTTAGAACGAGGTTCGACCTTACCCTCGTTTGTTTTTTTAGGTTTATCCGCAGGTTTATTTTCTATATCCTTTAGATTACCTTTTAGTCTTCCAAACATACTTGTTCTTTAGTTATTTAAACTTCTTTTTTTGTGCTTGTATAAATAGTGATGTCCCTGAAGCACTAACCTGTAAAGCTAGACATCTTGTGTTTAAGTTCTCTAGGGTTAATACTGTTCCCTGTTCAATCGCTGTCGGATACCAGGCTATAGTTGATGTACCTGCATTTAAAGTCTTAGAGCCAGCTAAATTAGCAATGTGAGAACTTATATCAAACCAATTAATGTCGCTTGTTAACACTGTACTTATAAAACTTGTAGAGGTTGATGCAGTATCACAATCAAAGTCATTAGAACCTAAAACTGAGAACATAGCATTGTTATCGCCACCAGCTCCATAAGCTGTAGTTTTAATACTGAAATCTACTGTGTCATATTCTCTACCAATCTCTAACGGATAAGTAGAAGTAGCAGAATTGTCAGTAAAAGCAACTGCGGTAGTTGTTGTGCCTACCCTTGAGCCGACAAGCTCTATGATAGTACCTGCCTGACCGCCTAACACTTCTTTAACAGACTGTTTTACATCCCCTTGATAAACTATAACACCGATTGCTACGACCATTATCAGCGTTAGCAGGGAATATAATGCAATCATTTTTACATATTTTTCCATATTTTTTAATTAACGATGCTTTGACTCTTTGCCTACATCAATATTTATTATTTTTTTATATTTAGTTATCGAATCAAATCCTACTCCTAATACTCTCATAGCTTCATTACAAGCCCTTAGTGCCGCCCCCAATGCTTCGTTATCTCTGCTAAACTCATTGCCAGACTTGTCGAAACTTAAACCAAGAGCATAGTTTCTTCTAAAATCAGGTTCTTTGTCTTTGTCTAAAGTTCCATTTTGATAGATACCTGCTAAGAAAATCTTTTTAAGAGCCGATATAAGAACTGGGTTCTCATTAAGCTTTTCTAACTCAGCGTGTTCAGCCGAGTTCATAATTGATTCACCTTGTTTTTCTGACATATTTATTGTACCGCTGGTACTGGTGCTGGTTGAGGCACTTCAGTTTTAGGCGGGCTATAATTATTAAAGTCTATTGAAGACATATTTGAATATTCTAATATTTTGTTAAGCATCTTTGCCATTCGTGGGTCATCAAAGATTGCAAACGACTTAGTGTTAGGGTCATAAGTAGATAAGGCTTTATTCATTATGTTAGAAACACTGTCAGCCATTGCGATTAAAGACTTTTGCTTGCCGTCAATATTGATTGATATATTCATATTGATGTCCTTGAGTTCGTCCTTGAGGATTTCAAGAAACTTCTGATTATCTTTCATAAAGTCTTCTTTTAGCTTAATCTTAAAAGCTTCTGTTTCTTCTGGTAATGGAACGATACCACTTAAGACTTTCTCTGCTTCCATGTCTTTTACTGCGTTCTTGATAACCATTTCTGATATAGCCTCCATTTCTTCCTGTTCTAAGGTAGCTAAGAACTTCTGACCTTTAGTAATCTCTTTAGCTATGTAGGGGATAATCCAATCTCGATACATTTCTTCTAAGAACTTAGCATATTGACCAGACCTCCATTCGTGAGGACTTTTACCAGTCTGTGTTACAAGTTCTTGAAGTTTGAAAGGAGTACCTGCTGTTGGTGATTCACCCATTAAAGGACTTGGTGCTCCACCAATTTGCTGGGCATAATCTTGCCATTCATTAATAGATTTATCAAGTAAGGCTATATTTCTTGGGTAGGTGTCCATTTGTCTGATAGTCTTATTTTCACCCAATAAAAGCACTTCGTTGTTATCTACGCTTTTAAGACTATGATTACGCTTAACAAATTCATCATCATCAGTAACATGAAGTATTTTTCCAGCGGCCGCCATCATTTCTTTCTTTTGGATTTCACTATAAGTAGTCCATGCTTGAGGTTCAAATAGTTCTTCAGCTCCGCCATATCCTAAAGCTCTACCAAATACTTCATCACGCTTTATAAGTTTAAAAGGATTCTTGCATTGCTTAGCGAATAGAGTAATACCTTTCTTTTCATCTTTACCATCTTCGCCTTCACCTTTATAGAAACATACTACTTGCATTTGATAGACATATTCTACACTTTCGCCCTCTAGGTAAGCTTTAGGCATTGAGCCAACCACTAAATAAGCTTGAATGTACTTTCCTGTCTTTTCTGATGGAGTTCTAACATGGTTGCCACCCTCAGAACCAACTTGACTTCTTGAAAGGATAATAGCTTCGTCTATAGTATGGGTAGCGCCATTCTCTTTGTCTCCCCAGCCTCTATCTTCCATATCCTGTAAGTCATTAGGTGATAAGTAAAGTTTAAAACCAATCGGGCTAGAGAGCATATTAGACTGATTACAGAAACATATAGTCTCTAAGTCCATTCTTTGTGGTCTAGCTTTGCCAACATCCATTACTAATCCACCTCCATAATCAATCCTAGACTGGTTAATCTCATCAAATAAGCTATCTAGGTTGTTTTCCTTTAAGAATACTTCATCGTGATACTTTTTAACTAAAAAAGACAAGTGATGTTTGTCTTCGTTCTCAATGTAAAGAACTAAGTCTTTGACATCAATGTCTTCAGCCCAATATTGCATATTAAGAATAGGCTTAGTTATATTCTTTACAGGAGTTTCATCATCATTGCCATTCAAAAGTCTACCATGCTTGTAAAAAAAGCTTGTTTTAATATGGTCTGCCATTGACCATTCCCACCCTAAAATATCAATCCCTTTGGAAAATTCTATTTCCTCTTGAACGATATAGTCATAGATGTCTTTTGGCGTGTCTTGTAATTCCATATTTTATACTTTAAATTTAACATTCTCTTTTATTGATTTAATGGCTTCATCATACGAGCATACACTCCCATAAGTCTTTGAGCTTAAATCGACTGCTAGGGTATGTAAGTAAGTGTGTAATTTATTCCTATCTTTAGTTTTCTTTTTAATTGCTCTGTATTGGACCTGATAAGCTTCTAGCTCCTGACAGAACCTAAAGCTAGGGTCAACTATATATCTTGCCCACCACTCCCTAGGCTTATCTCCTTGTTGTTTAATATGAACTTCCTCATGTAATACGATAACAGGGTCTAGATACCTGCCACCAGGGTTATATATATTAGGGCTGTAAGCGAATACAAGCCTGTCAACTATTTTAAATATCTTTCTTAAGTCCTCTATGTTAGGTGGTTGTTCGTTTATTATCTCCATTGAGCTGGTTTATCTTGCTTTTTATTATATACAGGGGTCATATCAAATGGTTTCTTGGCTATCTGTAGCTGGTAAGCAGTAGCATCACTTACGTCATCATTCATGGCTTGAGGAAAGTTTAGCAACTCTTCTTCTAAGTCTCTACATTCTCCTTTAATGTGATAGATACTTCCTGAATCATAACGAGGGATAAGCCCTCTAATCCTAAGTTCTTTGTTAATATTGTTATGCGATAACTCTACAATCGGTAAAAACTTGCTCCTTTTTCTTTGCTCCTCATCAAGAAAAGGTTTTATAGTCATTAAGTATATTGTCTTTTCAATGCCTATCTTCTCATATCTTCGGTTGTTATGTAATGTAAATAAAAGGTCTATAAGTTCTAAAGGGTTAACTTTCAATCTCCAAGCCTTTAAATTCCAAAAATTAAAGCTATCTACGCTATTATCACATAGCCCTGTGTAATCAGCACTAGCCTTTTGTGAGATAGCTGTGTCTATTGTTAAAAATCTTCTAGTATTAGTTTTGTCTACTTCTTCTTGTGGTCTTTCTTTAAAATAATGTGGCTTAAACTCTTGATTCTCAGTAGCTATTGGGTGTTGCTGATAAAGTGCAGAGAAGTTCTTAGTGCCAAGTAATACTTTATTCCTTTCAAGCTCTTCTAAGCTATATCTGTCTGCCCATAAAGCCTCACCAATTTTACGATGTTTTTCATCCATTTCAGCAATAGCTGGGTAACTTATAATTTTGCAAATCTTTTTAAAGTCTTCATTGTTTAATATCCTGCCAGCTAAATCATCTAAATGCCATCTAGTAAGTATAATAATCATTACACCATTAGGCTCTAACCTGGTCCATGCAACAGTTTTAAACCATTCCCATACCTTCTCACGATATACTTCACTCTCGGCTTCTTCAGCGTTCTTAATCGGGTCATCAATTAAAAAGATATTAGCACCTTTACCAGTAGTAGCTCCTCCAACACCTACAGAAACATAAGAGCCTTTATGGTTAGTCATCCATTCGCCTTTGCTTTCTTCTCCTGGTTTTAAAGTAACACCTGGGAATATGTGCTTGTAGGCAGGGCTACTAACTAAATCTCTTGTCTTACCACCAAACTTTGTAGCTAAATCACTTGAATAAGAAGCGGTTATTATCTCCTTATCAGGGTTCTTGCCTAAATACCAAGCAGGGAAGTTAATTGTAGCTTCTTCACTCTTACCATGCCGAGGTGGTTGAAATATCATTAATATCTTGAATCCTTGTTCTATAAAATCTCCACTCTCTATACTTTCTAAAGCCTTTGCTGTTTCTTCATGATGCCAATTAGGTTCATACTTACTATTGGTCAGGATACTGAAGTCTATCAAGTGATTCCTCGCTTCCTGTTCCAGTATTTGATTCTCCTCTTTTAATAATTCTGTCTGCGATTTTTCTTTTTTGTTCTTCTTCATATACTATTGATTTCCCTAAAGAAGTTAAATCTACTTTATCAGCTTTACTTTTAAGATAAACAGGCAACGCTATATCTTTTATGCCTTGCCTGTCTTTTTTATTTCTTCCTTGTAGTGTGGTAATTTGTTTAAATACTTTGTCAGTAGCAAGTTCTTCTATTGTTTGTTCTTTCATTGTTTCTTTCATGTCCTTTATCTCTTCTGTTAGTTTCTTTCTACCACCTAATTTATTTCCTTTTTGGAATTTCATCGTTTTAACGGTGTTAATTATGTAATGTTAGCACCACAGCTACCCCTGCTACGCTTAGTGCTGTTACTGTTATTATAAATATAAAGTCTTTTGTCATCTATCTAATCTCCTATAATAATCCCCAAACTCTTTAAAGCTTTTGAATATAGGGGGTTTTATACACGAAAAACTAGACTTTACGACTTCTTGTGTGTCTATCTTCTTCGTGTTCTTTTTAATTTTCTTTTGCATATAAAAAGACTGATAACCCCATCCTTCAGTAAAAAAACAAACCCAGAGTTTTAACCTCTTCATTTATATCTTACTAAAAGGACAGAGCTCTCAGCCCTTTTAAATATTATTCAGTTGTTACAAAATCTTCACCAAAATATTTTAATACTGCTTTTCTTCTTGCCTCTATCGCTTCTTCTTTTGTTTCAAATGTACCTAAACCTATTGATTTATAATCTTTACATATATGAGCCATCCATTTCCCTTTACTCTTGTAATATCCCTTAACTCCAGTTATGTCATTTTTAGGTTTATATCTAGCCATTTCTATTCTGTTATCTATCCTTAGTATAGCATTGTTTCTTTTTGTTTGTCAATAGACATCTATCTCGTCTTGTATTTCCTTCATAAACTTTGCCATCTTTTTTTGATAGAAAGCTTCTCTCTCTATACCGCCAGAATAAGCTATATCGTGTAGTTCATGGATTTTAAACCTAAGAGCCTGTGATTGGCTTCCTCTAGGTTTGCCTTTAATAACTTTATCTTCTGCTATAAGCTCTACTGTATCAAGATTGACCATAGTGTAAGTTATTACCTCTCTATCCATCTTATCTATTCTCTTACTTACCTTTCCTTCTTGGTTCTGGATACGCTTGCAAGCTATAGAGTATTCTGTGTCTGGTTTAATCTCTTCGTTAATCTCTGTTTTACCGTTAAATTTTATTTCGTGTATTTTCATTGTTTTAATACAATTTTAATATCTATTAATTCAGATAATATTTTTAGTATATTTCTACGTATAATAATCTTTTGGTTAATATTATCTTGCACCCCTCTCACTGTTTTACTTTTGGCATTTTCATCTAACTGTTCTAGCTGTTCTAAGTTAGAAATTAAGTCTTTTAGCTTTTTAATCGGTTTTTTATACTTCATAAGGCGTTATTTTATCTAAGTTATTAAACATATTCTCAAAGTATTTATATCCTGCTTTAGTATAAAGGTGTTTGTTTCTTTCTCTTTTAAGTTCTTCATACCAGTCTTCTCCTCTATTAAAGATTACTGTTGCGTGTACTGTTGGGTCTCCGTTGTGATGGGCGAAATGACATTTTTGGCATACAGATATAAGGTTCTTCCAGTTATACCTAAGATGTGTACTCTGGGATTTTGGGAAAAAATGATGTTGACATGAGTATTCTCCACCGCAAACTTCGCACTTATCATAAGTTAATCTTCCTATCTCTTGTATCTTCTTATCGCACTTTCTTCTCCAGTATCCTGGGGTTTGACTGCGTTTCTTTTTAATTTTAAGCATGGGTTTTATCATAATTTTATAGCTTATTCGATAGACCTGCTAAGCCGCAAAGCCTTGTGTGCAAGTCTATCTGTAAACCACCATTTCCTTAGACTCTCCTCCTTCCTCTCTGACAAGCAAAAGAGGCCAAATCATAGGTAATAGTAAGGTAAAGGTTATTAGTAGTGCTTAGGGTTATTAAACTTTTTTTATCTTCTTTACTAAAAAACCATAGTAGCCTTTTCTCTTACCATAATTAATCCAAGAAGATATATCGCCTTCCTTTAATTCTTCATACTTCATATACTCTTCAAAATTATCTTCTTTTTCTGCTAATACTTTAAGAATGTCTAAGATAACTTTATCAAGCCTAATATCTCCTTCGTAGTCTTCTGAAAGAGAGATTTCGTAGTTTTTTAAAATTTCTTTTATTGTTTCCATATCTCTTTTATATTAATAATTATTTAGTAGGGGTTTGTTTACTATAAGCTCTTATTTCTCTATGTAAATTTAAATGACATTTTCTACAAAGCCAAATAATATCTAAATAATTATTATAGTCTTGATGGTGTATCTCTGATTCTTTGTTTCCGCAAATACGACAATCTTTTTTTATCAATAAACCTTTTTTAACAGCATCTCTTGTTTTTGACCTTACGCTAGATTTCTCTTTATTTTTCTTATAGTATTCTCGTGCAATTTTGTTAAGTAGTTCCCTGTTCTCTTGAGCGTATTTTTTAGCTTTCTTTAATATCACTTCTTTATTTTTATCATAATATTCACGCCAATAAGTTTTATTATACTTTGCTAATTTTTCTTTATTTTCTTTAGCCCATTTTTTATGATATTCTCTTTGATATTCTTTTCTATCTTGCATATTATTGTTTATTATTATTTATATAATAATTCTAGCAAACAATAACAGTTTTGTCAACATTGTAATAAACAAATTAAGGGGAGCAGTTTTAGTCATGCTCAGGACTTGGCAATAAGTCTGGCAACCTATTCAACTATCTCTATACCACTTTCTTTTAAAGCTTCTAAGGATTTCTTAGATATTTTAATCGTAACTTTTTCTTCTTCGTCTTTTATTTCTAATTTACCATCAAGACAAACTGGTTCGCTGTGTTTTTCTCTTTTAGCTTTAATAGATAAACATTTGATAGAATCATACACTCCACAAAAGGCGTAATATAAAATGTTCCTAGCGTTAATGTTCCTAGCGTTAATGTCCTCAGCGTTAATG